CAATCATTTCTCTCCAATCACGGAATACAAAGTTAATTCTCATCTCGTTGTAAGGTAATGCGGCCGTCGGTAGCGCAACACCCGAATCACGAGAATAAAAGAATGGCAATGGAAGATTTAAATGTTGCTGCGGTAATTGAGAACCAACCGATGGCAATGAAGCACCAATCATTTTTGCATAACCAGCTGATTTGGATGCAGGAGTAGTGAAAGCAGCCCAAAAATCTAGATGTTGTGTATCAAAACGAGCAGCAACTAAATCGTTGAAAGTAATACAGCATTCTTTAACAAGGGCATGCATAAAGTTGGGAGTCCACGCAATGCAAACGTTAGAATTTTCGGTAGCAAGAGACACTGCAGGTGTGACAACATGAAGCCATGTACCTAATAAGTAATCTCCTGCGCGTGATATTGAAACGGACCATTCGGCACCAAACTCGGGCGTGCCATTGCATTTGGCAAGCATCACAGGGCATTGGGTAAACCAAGTAGATTTTCTAGTTTCGCGAACAAAATAGGCAGTGGCGTCAGGACCGCCATACATGTATTTCTCAAGTTCATCATAGGTGGCAAGATCAATGAAACCTGCGGTTAAATTTGTAGTGCAATTATTTACAGGAATAGTTGTAGACATTATTTATCATTAGCAATATTTTAATTTTAAATAAATTAAAATAGAAGATAGAATTTTTAGGAGACCATATGGGCAATTTATAGCACGGGGAAACCAAGAGCACCACCAGAAATACGGATGATGTTGTTGTTGACTGCAGTTAACATAAGTTGGTAGGGAACTTCGCAATATAGAGAATTCAAGGCAGTTTCGCTACCCAGGGTAGAACTTGCCATGTTGGATTGATTGCAGTTACCAGTCAAATATAGTGTCTCAACCATACTAGCGTGGGACATGTTAAACACCGAAGAATTTTGGCCGACACCCTCTGAGTCGTTACTCACAAGTTTTACATTGCCAGCACCGCATGCGCCAAGATTACCTTCAGTCTCAACATTGATTTGGACATTTGTCAATTTACCATAGTTTGTTGAACCTAAAGGATCTAGGCAAATGAAATCAAGTGAATAACTGTACATGTGAAGACCTTCTTGGCACCAGGTCGATGACATATGAGGACTACTGTGAGGGATGGCTGGTGCATGATAATATGGCTGCACTTCACTGTAGTAATCAACTGTCATCAAACCAAGGCGGTTGGTGTTTTCATACACAAGAGATGCGCGAGAAAGAGGATCTTTAGCATTGCAGCAGCCTAGTTTGAGGCAGCATTGACCAGTCATGACACCATATGCAGTGTTTTTGCCATCACCAGCAACGCAGTTGCCGCTCGCTGCCAGGTTATATGAGGTTGTTACGGGGCCGGAGGAGGCGCTGGTGTCGTTTAGAGCGTATCTGGCAGCAAGACCGCAATTTGCAACACATACATCTTCAGCAGAACTCTTTAATACGGGAATACCTGTTGTGTAATTAGAATGAACACCTTGGTTTGTAATATTCTTTACAGCAAAGAATAACACCTTAATCGCATGAGAAAAGCGAATATCAGCATTTACAATTTGTACTTGAGTAGAGTTACCAGTTGTAACACCATTACCGTAGTTGGCAAGATTGTCCGCCGCGTTTCCGCTCACATCAAATCCATAACGTTGATTAACCAAATATGTTGGCATGGTTTGGACCTGTTCAATCAAGATATCACGGGGCGCGCATGCCATACGTTTACGTTCTTCGTTCGACACGATAGCATAATTAGCCCATACTTGAACAGCGTTAGATCCAAGAGATGGTTCTTTATTGAATGTTACGTCAGATAAAGATACTCTGCCAGCAAGACCCACTAAGGGATATCCACCTGCGCTGACGGCCTCGCCCTGCGCCTCCTCACCGTAGCCAAGGGCCGCTCCAGCTTTATTACAAGCCATCAATTGATTGCAAACATTTAGAGATGCTGATTCGGAATCGGGGAAATTTGCGTCATTGGTACCAAAGTTACCACCAGCAACACATGCATCTAATACACCAAACTCAACGCTGTTCAAGGTTTTCCTCGCACCTGGTTGTGCATTGTAGAATGCCACAATCATTTCTCTCCAATCACGGAATACAAAGTTAATTCTCATCTCGTTGTAAGGTAATGCGGCCGTCGGTAGCGCCACACCCGAATCACGAGTGTAAAAGAATGGTAAAGGTAGATTTAGATGTTGCGATGGTAATTCAGTTCCAAGAGATGGTAATGAAGCACCAATCATTTTGGCATAACCNGNTGATTTGGANGCGGGAGTAGTGAAAGCNGCCCAGAAATCAAGATGAGTACCATCAAAACGAGCAGCAACTAAATCGTTGAAAGTAATGCAGCATTCTTTGACAAGAGCATGCATAAAGTTGGGAGCCCATGCAATGCACACAGAGCAGTTAGTTGAATCTGTTTTAACAGACACTGCAGGTGTGACAACATGAAGCCATGTACCTAACAAGTAATCTCCTGCACGAGAAATTGAGCAAGACCATTCGGCACCAAACTCGGGCGTGCCATTGCATTTGGCAAGCATCACAGGGCATTGGGTAAACCAAGTAGATTTTCTAGTTTCGCGAACAAAATAGGCGGTAGCATCGGGACCACCGTACATGTATTTCTCAAGTTCATCATAGGTGGCAAGATCAATGAAGCCAGATGTAAGATTGCTAGTGCAATTATTTACGGGAATCGAAGTCATTATTTTTATTGTAAGCAATATTTTTTTTTTAAATTTTATTATATTTACTATGAAAAAATTTTACAATTAATTTGAATTTTTAAATATTTCCTGTATCGGGTTCCTACTACTATCTAGTAACATAACATTAATATTAGCACCGTTTTACATTATTTTTTGTTTAATCAGGTACAGCCTGATTAAACAAACGTTTTCATTTAGTTAGATAAATTTTTATCAAAGTGCCACAATCCATACCCATCTGTCCCTATTGTTTTTAATTGTGATAGATGACATCCTAATTGATATTGAGCTTCCAATTGTTCTTTCAAAAAGTCATCCAGGAAATCCGAAAGTGCTGGGTCAGTAGATTGTTGTGATATTGCAAGAATAGATTCATATACTTTTTGTTCCATTTGTAAAACAAACCCAAGTGCTTGTGTTAATATTGACTCGGCTGCATTTGTAAAATCAAAATCCAGCGGCGATATTGCGCCTATCTTTACTGTACCACCTCTTGTATTTTGATAATTTATAAAGATTTCGGCGTGTTCCCTTTCTTCACTAGCTGAATCCTTCATAAATTTAGCCAATCCAGGCCAATTATGTTGATCACTTGCGAAATATGCAGCTAGTGCTGTATATGTATGTTGTGCCGTCAACTCTAAATTTATTTGATCATTTATCAAAGATTCGAATAAATCTGTCCAATTGTTTTTTCTACAATTACTCATATTTAATGTTGAATCTCTTTTTTTTAAATATTTAAACAACTAATCATAATATACAAAGCAACTCGTCTAATGCCTAAAACAAATTACATTGAGGCTGATGTTATCAAAAATACAATGCAAGGCCAAATGGAATTAGATTTACCAAATATTACATATGATGAATTACCATTTGTATCTGTATTAACAATTACCTATAAACGCAAACATTTCTTTCAATTAATGTGGAATAATTGGAATAACTATAAATATCCCAAGGATAAGATTGAATGGGTCATCATTGACGATTCTCCTGGCGACGCAGATGATTTATCTGATTTGATTCCACAATATCCAAATATTAGATACATACGATGTTCAGAACACATGTCAGTTGGACAAAAAAGAAATTATGGTGTTGAACAATGTCGCTACGATTTTATTGTTCATCAAGATGATGATGATTATTATTTTCCAGATAGTATTCTTGCTAAAGTACGTATTTTAAAACGTTATCCTAAATGTGGATGTTGTTTTTCAAATAGTTTGGCTGCTTACAATATTATGAATAATATATCATATATGATGGACCCGCAAAATAAGGAATCATGTTTATCGCTTCCCGAAGCTACCATGATGTACAAAAAATCCTTTTGGGAACAACAGCCATTTCCGTCAGAACATTTTGCCGAGGGTAAAGGATTCGCTGTAGGTCGCGAGAAAAAATTTGTATCAATTCCATGTGTATTTAATATGATATCATTTACACATTCTAGGAATATGACAGGATTAGCTAGATCAATTGAGACTAAATCTATAAAATCTGATCCATCGAAATTATCAAATTATTACGATTTATTTGATGGAATTGTTAAAAATATTATCCGAAAGATCGCACGTATCACCAATCTTGATTGAACTGCTACAAAATATTCTAGAATATTTTGTTATAATCAATATGGAATAGAAACCGAATGTACTGGAGATATTTGTAAAA